GGAGAAGCATTTTCTAGTTCACGAGCCATTGTATACGGAGTTTCTATACCTACGGGATCACCAAGTGCTATAGCGGCTGGAGGCACAGGTAGTAATGGTATAGCATTAAATTTTCCACCGGCAGTCTTTTTAAATATTACAGGCAGTTTAATGTCAACAACGTTACGTTCTAGTTTAGGTAATAGTTTAGGATGTGGTGGCCATGGCGGTGGGTGTGGTGATTTAGCTGGTACAATACCAGGAGGTAAAGGTGGTGATGGAGTTACGTACGGTGCAGGCGGCGGCGGTGGCGGCGCCGCTACTTCTGCTAGTAATGGCGCAGGCGGTCGAGGCGGGCCTGGATATGTATTAATCGTTGAATATATCTAAAAGGATTTTCATTTATGAATAAACAATATTTAGTAATACGTAGTAATTATATTATAGGTATAATTACATGGGACGGGACAACACCGTATAATTATCCAGACCCATATGATCAGCTTATTGAAGATATTTGGGAATATGTTAATATTGGTGATTGGTATGAATCGGCCGAAGGAGTATTCTATCGACCATTGACAACTCCACCAGATTATCCACCAGCATAACATATTTATAACAAATAAGGTAACAAATGAATCTAGGTAACTGGCTAGCCAAACAAATACTTACAGAAGATACTAACATTACAGACATAGTAGCAATTTACCCTGGCAGATTTCAACCATTCGGCCAGCATCATGCCAAAGCATTTAAATGGTTACAGGGTCAATTTGGAGCTACAAATACATATGTAGCTACTAGTGATAAGGTAGAGCCTGGTAGATCTCCATTTTCATTTAAGGAAAAAGCTGCTATTATCAAACAGAACGGCATACGTAATGTTGTTCAAGTTAAAAATCCTTACAAAGCCGAAGAAATCCTAAGTGCATATAATCCAGCTACTACTGCAGTAGTGTTCATGGTAGGTCAAAAAGATATGGAAGAAGATCCTAGATTCCGTATAGGTAAACTTAAGTCAGGAAATGATACGTATTTTCAAGACTATAGCCGATATAAAGACAATATGCAAGGATATGATAAACATGGTTATCTAATTGTAGCTCCGCATGTATCTCTCAATATTCCCGGATTCGGAGAAATGTCAGGTACGGCATTACGTCAAGCTCTTAAAACCAGTACACCTGACTCATTTAAAAAAATTATGGGATGGTTTAATAATTCTGTTTATAATTTAGTTAAAAATCGTTTATCTGAAAACATTACAGAGTCATTAATTACTGAAGGAGGAGCTGGCGGACATATGGCACATCCATTTGATATACCATCAGTTACTACCGGTAAAGATCTTTTAAAGGTATTTGTACAGTCTGCGGATTATCTAAAGAAAGGTCCGGCATCTGTTAAGATAGATGGAGTAAATGCTTCTATACGATTAATTACTGTAGGTACTAAAAAACAATTTGTAATGGATCGTGGATCTAATAAGCCGTTAGATGTAAAGGGTATTACAAAAGCAGATTTGTTAGACCGATTTGGTGTTGGTCATGGTATGATACAGATCGGGGGACAAGTATTAGATATTTTTAATGATGCATTACCTAATATCTCTAAACAACTCAAAACATTAGGATTATGGGATAACCCAAATGTAATGTTTAATATTGAGTATGTAGCCGGATCTACTAATGTGTTATCATATGAAAAGAACTTTTTAGCTATACACGGACTATTAGAAATTGAACAAGTAACTCCGACCCGTAGAGCTACAAAAGAGATTACGTATAATAAGAAGGCACTTCAGGATTTATTGAACAATTTAGCCCCAACTGCAACGGAATATGGCTATGAAGTTTTAGGTTCCGTCCCGACAACTTTAGATTCAGACCCAGACTTCCAATCTGTATTAAATAAAAAATATACTGTTACAGTTAGCGGTAAAAAACAAACTAAAACTTTAAGTCAATGGTTATCTAATGCACGTAATGAAAAAGAAACTACAATTAAATTAGCAGATGGAAAAGCAGTAGGTGCATTATCTAAGCAAATATTATTGGCAATAACAAATGATACAGATGTAGCTGAATTAGTAAAAGACCCTAAAGACATTGAAGCTGCTATTAACGGGTATGTGTTTTATTTGGCTACAATGGAATTAGGTAATGCCGTATTAGAATCATTGAGTTCCCCTTTAGGTAAAGTAAGTGAACATGAAGGTATTGTAATACGTGATAATAAAATTTATACTAAACCATTTAAAATCACGGGCCGTTTCATCGTAAAAGGTTTAGAGTCACAATTTCGATAAACAATTGTAACGTCTAGATATTTATTATAAAATAGGATTTTACAATGAAGTCTAGCGAACTACGAAAATTAATTCGTGAAGAAATTCTCAAAGAATTAGGAACAACTGATCCATCTTTCTTACAAAAAGTAGGTGGCTCTGTACGTGCGCGTTTAGGTACTGGTCGCGCAATGCTTGATCGCGCATTAGATCAAATTGATACTGAACGTTTATCTAAATTACCAAGACAACAAAAAATCGATATGTTAGTAGCATTGATTTCGCAGTTTGGAATTGATGGCCGCGATTTCAACGCTGTTAAATCACGCGTACAACGTATGTTATCTATGCAAGATGCATCTGCTAATACATCTACTAACGAAAATATTAAAAAAACAAAATAACGTATGAGCAATAAGTTACAAAATATTAAAGCAGTTAATGAATTGTTAGCTGGTACGCATCGATCGCAAACCCGTAAAACATCTGGATATACAAAATCTGCAGATGATATAAAAAGATCGGTTGGGGATATATGGACAGAACTAGATACAAAAACGGGCACAGTTTGGCGTATAGAACAAAAAAATGGATATCGTACACGGGTAGTAGATAACGGCATTTTACAAAAGATACGTGATATTATGTCCGTGCCTAACACATGTCCATGTTGTAATGAACTAATGCGTAATGAAGAAAAACATTTAAATTTTAAAATGTATTTTATTCATAAAAAATGTTTTTCCTGTGTAGTTAAAGAAGAAACGGCTATACGTGCTAAAGGACAAACCGCATGGGAAGAGTATTCCAAACAACGTATGTTGGCTAATGCTGAGGCATGGTTAAAAGATGCGGATCGAGAAGTAGCTGTATTGCGTGAATCATTGAAATTGCAATTCGTTCAAAATGCCGATGGCGAAACTGAACAATGGGATCAAAAAGCATTTTTTGAAAAATTTGATAGTGATTATCAACAAACTAGACAACGTATACTTAACAATTTAAAAGGATAATATGGCTAAATACAGATCTATAACTAAAATTTCCAAAGATCTTGAAGATGTTACTACGACTATGAAAAAATTAGCTAAAGACTATGGTAAAGCATCTGGCCAGGCTAAAGATAAAATTGTAGCACAATTAAAAAAACTAACTAAAGATAAGCAAGATTTAGAACATGAATTGCAAGGATCTGTCGGTGAATTAGATAAAGATGTACAATTGCAAGTAGATGAAGTACGTAATGCTATAAAAAATATAGTACGAGAAGAATTAAATAAATCGAAAAGAAAATAATATTACAATGAAACAATATACCGTCGCAGAACTAAAAACTAAATTTACAGAATTAGGATATCAATTTCCTAAATTTCATATTGTAGGAATACGATCTAATGCAAATGTTCCTAATGAGTTTGATGACTTTATTGGTATCGTTAATGGTACAAAAGTACAATGGTTTACCGGTACTACAAATCCAGGTACTCATTGGTTAAAAAACTTAATGAATCCAAAAGGTACCGCATTGCTAAAACCAGGTCAATATAAAGATAGTTGGAAGTTAGGATTACATCGCGGTCAGTATAAAGCATTGGTACAATGTGCACCAGTTACAGTATTTCGTGATAAAGATTTAGATGCTATTGCAGAAGAAACTGCAGTGACAGATACTGGTATTTTTGGTATTAATATTCATAGGGCAAATCCAAGCTGGGCTAGTAAATTTATTGATAAATGGTCTGCTGGTTGTCAAGTTTTAAACAATCCAGCAGATTTTAAAGTATTAATAGAAGCTTGCGACAACTCGAAATTAACTAAGTTTACATATACTTTATTACGGGAGTTCTAATGTCACAGAAACGTAAATATTGGGTTGATAAAATGTTATCTGGTGATGATGGTGTATCATCTAAACGAGTAGCTGGTATGATACTGTTAATTAACGTGTTAGTATTTTGTTATACAGCGTTGCTTAAAGATATGATATTACCAGATTTCATGTTTGAAGCAGTATGCTTTTTAACGGGTGGATTATTAGGTATAACCGCATTAGAAAATATGTTTAAGCGCCCAGCTACCCCGCCTGCAACAACAACTGATGAAACAACACAATAATTATGATTGCAAAGTTTTTAAAAAATAATTGGTATTTTATTGTAATGTTAGCCATGCTAATAACTATATATGTTTTATATAAACGAGCACAGCAAACACCGCCACCACCAGATACCACCGTTATAGATCGTCTTCATAAAACTGTTGATAGTTTAGTCGACGTTAACGAGAAATTGCAAATTGCTTACGATAACAAACAACTAACAATTATTAACAATATAACTTACAAAAATGCACAAGACGTTAAAAACATTACTAATATACCTAATCTTAACGCTAAGCAGCGTGATAGTTTATGGACAAGGCTTACAGCCAACCAGGATAGTATACCTGGGGGATACTGGAATATTCTTAAGCAAAAAACAGGAGGCCGAACTCCTAAAGAGCTTGTCGTACAAAAACCTGTATCAAAATAACCTGGATTCCATGTTTCGGTATGCTGATAACTGTACAGAGGCATTAATGCTATCACGTACTGCATTTTTTGGATTATATGATAACTACAATAAACTTGAAGATACGGCAAAAGATGAACAGGCACGAGCTGATAATGAATCTAAATTAAGACAAGCTGCCGAAAATAAGGCGACAGATGAAAAGAATAAAAAAATACAATGGAGAAAAGCGGCATTAGTTGAAGGTGCTGTCATTGTAATTATTTTTACAACACTGTTAAGCTTTTTATAAAAAAGTTATTGTATGTCACAAAAACCATTAAAAGCAATTATTGCAGATGAGTATAAAAAATGTGCTACTGACCCAGTACATTTTATGAAGAAATATTGTATTATACAACATCCTACTAAAGGAAAAATATACTTTCATTTATATCCATTCCAAGAACAAGTATTGCGAGATATGCAAAATAATCGATATTCGGTTATTTTAAAATCACGTCAATTAGGTATATCGACACTATCTGCTGGATATGCATTATGGTGTATGTTATTTAAGCAAGACTTTAATATTTTGGTATTGGCAACTACACAAGACGTTGCTAAAAACTTAGTAACTAAAGTTCGTGTTATGCACGAAAATTTACCAATTTGGTTAAAAGGTAAATCTATAGAAGATAATAAATTGTCACTACGTTTTAAAAACGGATCTCAAATTAAAGCCGTTTCCAGTACAGGTACATCAGGTCGTTCTGAAGCATTGTCATTGTTAATTATTGACGAGGCAGCATTTATACGTAATATTGAGGAGATATGGAAATCTGCTCAGCAGACATTGGCAACTGGTGGCGGATGTATCGCATTATCAACACCAAATGGTACAGGTAATTGGTTTCATCAAACATGGGTAGAAGCTGAGGCTGGTGGACAATTTAAACCTATTAAACTGCATTGGACAGTACATCCAGAACGTAACGAATCTTGGCGTATTGAACAGACAGAGTTATTAGGCGAAAAAGGAGCTGCGCAGGAATGTGATTGTGACTTTATATCATCTGGCCATACAGTTATTGATGGTCCTATTTTACAATGGTATGACCAAACATATGTACAACCTCCTATTGAAAAGCGTGGATTTGATTCTAACTATTGGATATGGCAATATCCAGATTATAGTAAAAACTATGCAGTAGTAGCAGACGTTGCTCGTGGCGACGGAAGTGACTATTCAGCATTCCATGTCATTGATATTGATAATTTAGTACAAGTTGCGGAATACCGCGGTAAGATAGGCACTACAGAATATGGTAACATGTTAATCGCTGTTGCGACAGAATATAATAATGCATTACTAGTAATAGAAAATGCAAATGTCGGTTGGGCAGTGATACAAGTCGTCATAGATCGTAATTATAGCAATTTATATTATTCCTATAGACAGGACGCTTATATTGATGAAAATATCCATTTAATGAAAGGATATGATTTAAAAACTAAGTCAGATATGGTTCCTGGATTTTCTACTACATCTCGTACACGTCCATTGACTATATCTAAACTAGAAACGTATCTACGTGAAAAAGCGCCGATAATACGTAGTAAGCGGTTAATAGACGAACTATTAGTATTTATATGGAATGGATCGAGGGCAGAGGCCCAGCGTGGTTATAATGATGATTTGGTTATGTCTTTTGCAATTGCATTATGGATACGAGATACGGCGCTACGTCTAAAGCAGCAGGGTATGGATTTATCACGTAAAGCGTTAAATCATTTTGGTAAGTCTAACCAAGGCGTATATACCATTGCACCTAACAATAAACACGAGTCATGGCAATGGAAAACTCCAGATGGTAATGAAAGTTTAACCTGGTTACGCTAATATTTATAAATAAATAGTATACATGGCAGACACCTCATTACAAGCCAGATTAAAACGGCTTTTTTCTACTAACGTAATTGTAAGACGTATTGCTAAAAATCGTTTAAAAGCGGTTGATACCAATAGACTACAATCTAATGGAGCATTGTCTAGTAATAGTTATATCGATAGATTTACCGGTCTTCATCGTGGTCAATCTGGATATGCTACATATAATCAAACGTATAATTTTCATTCGTCTAAAATTGAATTGTTTACTGATTATGAAGCAATGGACATGGATCCAATAATTGCTTCTGCATTAGATATTTACGCGGACGAATCCACAGTTAAAAATGCCGAAGGCGATACTTTAACTATATCTACTTCCAATGAAGAAGTTCGTAAGGTATTACATAATTTATTTTATGATATTATTAATATTGATTATAATTTATGGCCATGGGTACGTAATGCATGCAAATACGGCGACTTTTTTCTACATTTAGACATCGAAGATGAATTAGGTATCATTAACGTGACGCCATTATCAGCGTATGAAGTACGTCGAGAAGATGGCTATGATCCAGAAAATCCATATGCATATCGTTTTGTTATTGAAGGTGTCAACGGTACGTATGCTAATTATGCAGGTAAACCTAATCGCAACGAATTTGAAAGTTATCAGATGGCACATTTCCGATTGTTATCAGATACTAACTTTTTACCGTATGGTAAATCAATGATTGAATCTGGGCGTAAATTATTTAAGCAGTTGACATTAATGGAAGATGCAATGCTTATTCAACGTATAATGCGAGCTCCGGAACGTCGTATCTTTAAAATTGATGTAGGTAATATTCCACCACATGAAGTAGATAGTTATATGAACCAGATTATCGGTAAAATGAAAAAGGTTCCATATATGAACGAACAGACGGGTGAATACAATCTTAAATTTAATTTGCAGAATATGATGGAAGATTATTATTTACCGGTACGTGGCGGAGAATCCGGTACTGCAATTGAAACATTGGCTGGGCTGACTAACGAAGGTCAAATCGAAGATATCGAATACTTACGTAATAAATTACATGCAGCGTTAAAAATACCAAAAGCATTTTTAGGATATGATGAAGGCGTTGAAGGTAAAGCTACATTGGCAGCAGAAGATGTTCGATTTGCTAGAACTATTGAACGTATACAAAAAATATTTGTATCAGAATTAACGAAGATTGCAATTATACATTTATATGCTCAAGGATTTCGTGATGAGGATTTAATTAACTTTTCATTGCAGTTAAATAATCCATCATTAATTTACGAAAAACAACAGATTGAATCACTCACTAGTAAAATAGAATTAGCCACTAAAATGCGTGAATCTCAACTGTTTTCAGAACAATGGTTATATGAAAACATTTTTGATATGAGCGTGCATGAATGGAAATCGGAACAAGATAACGTTATAGAAGATCTTAAAACTCAATTCCGACGTAAACAAATTGCCGATGAGGGTAATGATCCCAAAAAAACAAATATGAGCTTTGGTACTCCTCATGATATTGCATCAATGCACGTGGCTACTAAAGGTGAATTATTACCTGGCATGGAACAAGAACATGTAGCTGGTCCGGGTCGACCAAAAGATACTAGTACATGGGGTAAACATTCCAGTCCACATGGACGAGATCCATTAGGTATAAAAGATTTAGGTTCAACATTTAACGGCAGTCCAAAAACAGATCCATTGCAACATACGTATCGTGGCGGATCGCCGTTGAGTATGGAATCTATAGAATCTAAACAATTAATAAAATCACTGAGTGCTAAATTTAAAAATACTAATATTATTCAGGAATCATTAAGTTCAGTACCGGCTAACGTAGATACCGGTACAATGTTAGATGAGTCACAATTGTTATCTTTAGATGATGAAAATACTATAATTTAGAATGATATATATATTTATTAAAAAGGCGTGTTTATAAAAGGAAACATACTACTATGAGTCGAATTAAACATTCAAAAGTAAAAAATACCGGTTTAATTTTCGAGTTACTCGTACGCCAAGTAGCTGCTGATACTATGAACGGGTCACAGTCTAAAGCTTTGCAGATTATTAAACGTAATTTTAATAGTAAAACTGAATTAAACAAAGAGCTTAAATTGTACAGAGCAATTCATGAAGAAAAGTTTAATTCAGATGCTAAAGCGCATGCATTTTTGTCAGCGGTAATACGAAGTAAAAAAATTATTAATGAGTCATTACTTAAACGAGAAAAATTTAATTTAATTAAAGAAATACGTAGTGCATATGATATTGACAATTTCTTTAAATCTCGTATAAATAATTATAAAGTGCATGCCAGTATTTTCAAACTATTTGAATTTGCAGAAGCCGATGATCCTAAAGAATATATTGAAACTAAATTTTCTATACTAGAACATTTGCGTACTCCAAATACTAAAACAGAAACGACTAAACCGTTATTAGAGTCTGAAAATAAAGACGTTCGTATACTAGCTTGTAAAATTATCGTCGATCGATTTAACGAAAAATATTCTAATCAACTTTCTAATGGGCAAAAATCTTTGTTACGTGAATATATAAATTCGGTGACAAATTCTACTACATTGAAAGATTATATTATTCGCGAGAGTAGAGTTATTGTTAAAAATATAGAAACTCTAAAAGCGGATATACCTAGTAAGGTAATACGTATTAAATTATCAGAAGTTGCTACGCTGTTAAATAAATTAACACGAAAGCATATGATTGAAGATAAAGATGTATTGACAATGTTACGTTACTATGAATTAGTAAATGAATTAAAAAAAGCTAAAGGATAAAAAATCTAATGGGCTTATTAAAAGATATAAAAAACGGCATGCGTCGATTATCCGAATCAGTAGATCGTGTATCAGACGACGAGGCTAAATCTAAATTTAAAGATTTAAAAGATCGTGATTTAGACAATGACGGTGACTCTGATTCTACGGATAAGTATTTACATAAACGTTTAGGTAAGATTGCCAAGATGGATGAAGACGAAGAGTTAGATGAGATGTCAACAACTGCAGGCGTTCCTGGTTATCAAACGCCATATGCATTTGGCGATGCGGATGAGGATACTTATAGCCAAGGTGGGATGAAGCGTGTTAAAAAAACTAACAAAATATTCAAGCCTATGGAATCAAAATCGTCATATAAAAAGATGATGTCAGAAATGTATGGAGTGAATGAAGCAGTATCATATCGTCAATATAAAAAAGATGAATCAGCTTCACCGTCACAGAAAGTTAACAAAGGTATAATGGAAGTTAACCGTATGTTAGCTGAAATTGAAAAAGTTGTTCATAACAATCTACGTTTAAAAAATGAAACGGGCGTTGATTCATCATCGTTTTGGAAACAAACATCGAGTCGTATTAATAAAATAAATGAACGCATTGTTAGAATATCTAATAAACTAAAAGAGCTTTCAAAATAATGGTACCTAATAGAACCTGGCAGCAATTTGTTAATGCCAAAGAAAATGCATCGTTAACTTTAAATGAAGCTAAACGTAAATATGCCGATGAACGTGCACGTTGGCAGATGGAACAGGATTTTATTAATTCTGGATTATTTATGAAAGGACTATAATGGAAAAACGACTTCTTATAGATTATAACACATTTGAAGTAACTCCTCAACAAATAAACGAATCGTTAGCTAATAACGGGGGTCGTTTAATTGTTACTGGAGTGCTTCAACGAGCTGAAGCTAAAAATCATAATGGCCGCGTATATCCAATGGAAACATTAATGCGTGAAGCTAAAAAGTATAATGAGACGTATATAACTGAACGACGTGCATTAGGAGAATTGGATCATCCAGATTCATCCGTTGTTAACTTAAATAATGTGAGCCATAATATTTTAGAAATGGCTTGGCGTGGTAAAGATTTGGTAGGCACTGTAGAAGTACTTCCTACCCCATCGGGAAATATACTTAAAGCTTTATTTCAATCTGGGATTAAGTTAGGTATTTCATCGCGTGGGTTAGGATCGGTAAAAGAGGTAATGCGTGAAGCTGGTAGTGCTATGGAAGTACAACCTGACTTTGAACTCATAGCATTTGATTTTGTAAGTAATCCATCAACCCATGGAGCTTTTTTATCACCGGTAAACGAATCTGTTGATAAAGCATTTGGGTCAAAATATGATAATATCAATCGTTTAATTTCAGAAATTATAAGGGAGTTTTAATATGGCACTCGTAGATTTAGCAAACACATCACAACTAGGTCCAAATAATCCAATTGGAGCTAAAGGTACTGGATATACAACTGGCGTTAATGCAGATCCATTGGAGAACATGCAGCTGGGTAATCCTAAAACAGGTATAGGTATATTTGATAGTTTAACTGCCGCCGCTGGTGCCAGTCTATTAGGTCCTACTAATCCTGTTGGGCAAAAAGGTAATGGTACTGTTATTGACCCATTCGGTAACATTCCATCAGAATTAACTCAATAATACTAAATATTATGAAAAGTTTAAAAGATAAATATAACCAATTGTTTTCTGGCAAGCCAAAATCAAATGACGGTAAACTACTGACAGAAGGTACATGGATGGCTGGAGTAACAACTGGTAAACCTACTAAAAAACGTATGTCAGAAGCAGATGCCGGCACAGATCGTAAAAAAGACTTTCAAACAATGCTACAAGAAATTACAGACATGTTAGGTGAGTTAACTGATGAATTTGGTTATGAATTGGAAATGACTGCTGATGTAGAAGGTGGTGTAGCTGAATATCGCCAGTGGCTGACGCAGTTAGGTCGTTATTCAGAAGCAGCTCAGAAGAATCTTAAAGGTATTAACAAGATTATAAAGCAAGCTTACGGAGGATTATAATGTCCAAGCATTGGGAAACAAAATTACTAAAAAAGTCTCTAAGCGAAAAGTATATGCGTGAAGAAGATGATATGCCAGAGATGACTAAAGAAGATCGTAAAGCTTTTCTTGAAGCTGTGGCTAATTATCATCAGTTAGGTGAAATGATTTATCGTGCAAATACTCTTAAAGAAGTTGCCTCATCATTGGGTAATATTGTGCAAATGGCAGAAAATATGACATTACAAGAATCAGAACATTGGTTTGATAATGTAACAGTTTCTCGTCATATGAAACAATTGCAAGAGGCTTATAAAGTATTTGAAAAAACCGCCGGCGAAATGTCTGGTATGCAGCAACGATTAGAAGCTGCATATGAAGATATTGGTACGGTACTTAACAAATACTATAAAGTAAATGAATCATTAAAGTAATTTGTTTTTGTTTAAAAGTTTCATTATATTAGATAAAATTAAAAAATAAGTTATATGAATTACATGACTAAAAAGCAAAAGCAATTTGAAAGTATTATTCCAGGTACGCCGGCAGGTGTTAAAGTAGTACGTAGTAATGATCGAGCAGATCTTTCATTTGCATTACGTAAATGGAAGAAAATGTTGAAAGATGCTGGTACAATTGAAGAATTAAAAGATCGTACTACATATGAAAAGCCGACCATGGCTCGACATAAACAGCGAGAGCGTAGCAGGTATTTAGCCCAGCGTGCAACTGAAAGATATTCATAATTGTAAATAAAATTAATTAAAAGGTGTCTATAAGGCACCTTTTTTACAATCTATTGATTGTTTTTATTTTCATAGGCATATATATATTTGTTATCGATACTGTATTCAGTCTAATATACAGTCACTCAAAAAAATTAATCTCAATATTAAGATTTCAATAATCTTATTTCCGACTTAAATAAGAGGAGACAAATGAGCAAATTGTTAAAAGAGGCAATTGCTGATGCTAAAGCAGTACGTGAAACTGCCATGGCAAGTGCCAAAATTGCGTTAGAAGAAGCTTTCACTCCACGTCTTCAAAGTATGTTGTCTGCACGTTTAGCTGAAGAAGCTGAAGATGAAGAGATGACAGAAGAAGAAGAAATGGAAATGACACAGGAAGGTGAAGAGGGTACCGATGGTACTCCAGATCCAGGTCCAGCCATTGAAGAAGAAGATGATATGGAAATGGAAGAAGATTTAGATCTTGAATCTATTATCCGTGAATTGGAAGGTGAAATGGAAGAGCCTACTATGGAAGAAGAAGAGGAAGCTGATGCAACCGTAACCGTAGAACCGTCTGAACCAGTAGAAGAAGAGGAAGATGTTAACATTGAAGAAATCATTCGTGCATTGCGCGAAGAAGATGATGACGATGATGATGACGATGCTCCTGTAACTGAAGGTGAAGATGAGGATGCAGATCCTGTTGCTGAAGGTGAAGATTCTGAAGAACTTAAGGAAGCTTATAAAGTTATTCGTTTTATGAAATCTAAATTAAACGAAGTAAACCTTCTTAACGCTAAATTGTTATTTTCAAACAAATTATTTAGAAATTATGCTTTGAATGAATCGCAGAAGATGAAAGTAATTGAAAACTTTGATCGCGCAGCTACAATCCGCGAAGTAAAGCTAGTGTACAGCACATTATGCGAATCATTTGGTAGTGTAGTTAAGAAAAAACAAATTAAAGAAAGCTATGCTTCTAAGCCAGCTGGAAAGTCAACTGCTCCTAAGAAAGAAATTCTTAGCGAGGGATTTGAATTAGCCGCTCGTTGGAAAAAATTAGCTAATCTTAAGTAAAACATTGAGGAAAGAAAAATGAATTTAAATTCTTTATTACCTCGTGAAGCACAACAAACTCAGCATGCTGCTGCTATTGCCCTTGAGAAAAAATGGCAAAAGACTGGCTTGTTAGAGGGTATTGCTAACGAGAACGACCGTCGTGGTATGGCGGTTCTTTTGGAAAACCAAGCCAAGCAATTGGTAACTGAAGCTAACGCAACTGGTACTGACTCGAATGCAGAACAGTGGGCTGGTGTAGCTCTTCCATTGGTTCGTCGTATTTTTGCTGAAATTGCTGCAAAAGATTTCGTAAGCGTTCAGCCAATGAATTTACCATCTGGTCTGATATTCTATTTGGATTTCAAATATGGTACAGCCCAAGGTACTCAAGTAGGTGGTTCAACTGGTAACAATGACTTTTTGACTGGTCAAGGTCGCACATCACAAACTGATTCTGTATTCGGTGTAACTGATGCAGATCGTGGTACTAGTGCTCCTAGCGAAGGTCTTTATGGCGCTGGTCGTTTTGGTTATACTATCAACGACGTAACTGCATCTATCACTGTTGGAACTGCTACTGGTTCTGCTGCCGTATCTAATGGTGCATTTAGCGCTGGTAATACTACATTAACCGCAGCACAGTTTGATAAGTTTACTAATTACAATGGCGAATTTTCTGCATCAATCGTAAGCGCTGGTTTATCTGCAGGTATGTTTGTATTACAAGTAGCGACTAGTTCACTTCCAGGATTTGATTCTAAAGGTATTCGCGCGTTTAACTTAGTTGGTGCGGGTACTATGTATCCAGAATTTACAAGAATTAATCCTGCTACTAAAGGTCATATACAATTCCTAGTAAATACTACAGGTGCTGGCGCAACTGCTAATGTTATTTATCATAAGCAGCCTACCGATGCTAGCCGTGGTGATTTTGAAGATGCTACTGCTACATTTGCAAATAATCAGACCGATGCTAATTCACTTAATATTCCAGAAATCAATTTGGAATTACGTAGTGAGGCTATTGTTGCTAAGACACGTAAACTGAAGGCAATCTGGTCGCCTGAATTTGCGCAAGACCTTAATGCTTATCATAGCATTGATGCCGAAGCTGAATTAACTAGCATGTTGTCAGAATACATTTCACAAGAAATTGATTTGGAAATCTTAGACATGTTGATCCAGAATGCTCAAACAACTGAGTATTGGTCTGCACGTATTGGATATGAGTATGATAGTTCAACTTCTACTTTTGGCCAGTCTGCTGCTAATTATACTGCTTACATCCAAGGTACTTGGTTCCAAACTCTTGGTACTAAAATCCAAAAAGTAAGCAATAAAATTCATCAATTAACTATGCGTGGTGGAGCAAACTTCTTAGTATGTTCTCCAACTGTGGCAACTATCCTCGAGTCTATCCCAGGATATGCTGCTGATACAGATGGTGACAAAATGCAGTTTGCAATGGGTGTTCAGAAAGTTGGTGCGATTAATAGCCGTTACCAAGTTTATAAGAATCCATATATGACTGAGAACGTGATCCTTATGGGATACCGTGGTAGCCAGTTCCTGGAAACAGGTGCTGTATATGCTCCATATGTTCCATTGATCATGACGCCATTAGTGTACGATCCTGATAACTTCACTCCACGTAAGGGTGTAATGACTCGTTACGCTAAGAAGATGGTTCGTCCTGAATTCTATGGTAAAGTATTTGTACATGGACTGAATGTCGGTGTATAATCTTTAACTGAATAACTTAAAAGAGGGGAGACTTTGGTCTCCCTTTTTTTATGTCTTTGGTCATGTAGATATTTATATATAAATAGGATATCATATGGCAAGGGAAAACATTGACCGTAATCCTCCTAAGGGCGAAATTAAATTCTCTGTTACATTGTCTAACGAACAGAAAGCCGCGAAGGAGCTCATTCTACAAACACCAGTTAATTTTATTATTGGTAAAGCAGGTTCTGGTAAAACAATGCTAGCTGTACAAATTGCATTGGATATGTATTTTAAACGTTTAGTAAATAAAATAGTTATAACTAGACCTACTGTTTCTACCGAAGATAATGGATTTCTTCCAGGCACCGAAAAGGAAAAAATGGAGCCATGGTTAGTGCCTATACGTAGTAATATGCGTAAAGTCTATAATAAGCCAGAGCTGTTACAAAAAATGGAATCGGAAGATCATATTGAATGGGTTTCATTAACGCATTTCCGCGGACGTACATTTGAAAATGCCGTATGTATTATTGATGAGTTTCAGAATTTATCTAAACAGCAACTGCATATGTGTTTAGGTAGATTAGGTATAGGTTCTACACTTATATTTACAGGTGATAGCCAACAGATAGATTTGAAATATAAAAATGATTCAGCATTTCATGAAATACCAAAAATAGAAAAATCTAAATATGTAAATAAGATTATATTACATGATAATCACCGTCATGAAGCATTAGATGAGATATTTAAAATGTTAAGTGAGTATAGTTAAATATTTATTAGAAAGATTAAGGATCGCGCATGCCAGCTGGTAAATATTCATTTGTTATAGAACAAGGTGCCACATTACAATTTGAAATACAATACAAGGACTCCGTAGGAACGCCGGTAGATCTTAGTGGATATGGGGCAAGAATGCAAGTTCGTTCTAACTATGAATCAAATAACATTTTATTAACTTTGAGTAGTTCACGCTTAGCAGACGGTACTGGATTAGATATGTCTGGTTCTAACGGAACTACGCCTACAGCGTCGGGCAGTATTGGTGTATATGTATCAGCAGCTACCTCATCGGCATTGACATTTGATCGTGCAGTTTATGATTTAGAACTACATAATGGTGCATATGTAACACGTATACTTCAAGGTCAGGTCAAATTGAGTCGAGAGGTTACTCGATAATGTCTAGAGTAATTGTCATAAATACGCCAGGGCCTCAAGGTCCACGTGGGCCAGGTGGTATATACGAAGGGTCTGGGCCATTAACTATAAGTGGTTCGGTTTCTGCTACCGGAAGCTTTTGGAATATAACTACATCTGAATTTCAAATAGTAGATGATCCGTCTAAATTTACCGATGATTTCTTTTTAATTAAAAATGACTATAATGAATTAAAGTTAGGTACTACGCAGTCTGACCCTGGAGTAACTGTAACATCTGTATCAAGTACACCTTTTTTAATCAATAATAATACTTACAATATTGTAACTGTAACTACTAGCGGGTCTATATTTTTAGCTACGCAATCAGCTTTACCGGTAAACCCAAATCCGGGCGGAATATTATTTTTTGATAATGGGTTTTTTGTATCGTTATAATATTTATAATAAATTTGTAAAGGAATATACACATGGCAACTTGGAAAAAGGTCTTAGTCTCCGGTTCATCGGCTGCAGTAACATCTTTAACAGCTGATACTAGCGTAACCGTAGGTAGCGGTAGTATTATTAATGTAGTAGGAACTGATTTCAGTACTACTAGATTGACTGGATCGTTTAGTGGATCGTTTCAAGGAGATGGTCGTCTTTTAACTGGTGTAGTTGCTACATTCCCAACTACATCAACGTCAGATTTGGCAAGTTCAGATAAATTTTACGTAAGTACTGCTGCCGGTAGCGGATCAATTACATTGAGTGCTTTATTAGCAGATATTGCCGGTAATAATATTATCGCCGATCCAGTCGGTAGCGCTATAACATTAAAAGTTGATCCAACATTAGGTGCAACAAATGCATTAACTAGTGTTAAGTCTACAGTTTATAATATTACTGATGGGCAAGCTGTAAATTATATCGGATTCGTCGGTACCAGTAGTTTTGCAAATACTGCATCATTTGCTGTTACTGCTAGTTATGCACTCAATGCTGGAGGTGGTACATTACGTATATCTGGTTCAGATAATACAACGGGTTCTATATCATTAGCATCAGATCGTTTAATATTTAGCGGTTCTAGTAACATTGTAACTACCGTCGGTGAGTCTGATGGTAAAATTGGTATTAAATTAGCCGATAATATTGTAATAAATGGTGATTTAGCAGTTAATGGTAATGGCGGTGATCTTACTGCATCTATAACTACTACTGCAACTCATGCTACCATATTTAATACTAATGCAACTGCTATAAACTTTGGTGGTACTGGTACAACCACTACCATGCAAAATTTAACATTATTAGGTAATTTATCAGTAGGCGGAACTACTACATCTACAACGACACAAAATTTAACAGTCGCTGACCGATTTATATTGTTAGGATCGAGTTCAGCAGCCGGAAATATAGATGGTGGTATTGTTGTACAAAATGCATTTACGGTAACTGGTGGTAAACCTACCGGATCTGGTTATGCATTATTCTTAGATGGCACTAGTGCTACTGGCGGGCATGCTCCACGTTGGGCAGTAACATCATCTATAAGTGAATTAGCAGATGAAGTTGCACAACCAGATGAATATGTAGTAACCGCAAAAAGAGCTTCAAGTGCACCACCAACCTTCCCGCAATACGGTGGGTCACCTAATGGATATGGTAACATTTACATTGATTCGACTGGTGAAGGTACTATTTGGATTTATGTATAAAAAATAAAGTTAACGGTTATGGGATTGATAGATAAAATAATTAGTAATAAAGCCAAAGAGCCAGACAATTCACTAACAAAAGATGAATTGGAGTTTCTATTGCTAGCATTAAAACGTGCTACGTTTACTGGCGAACAACTAGAAACAGTGTTCAACATAGTAATTAAATTACAAAACCAATATCAAAAATATAATTAATATATTTTGATTTTTGTTGGCCGTAACAGGAAGTGGGATCGTTAGCGATCGCCTACCGCAAAAACAAAGCGTATTATGCCAAATTGGAAAAAAGTCATTACATCCGGCAGTGATGCCGCATTTAACTCAGTTATAGCTAGTAACGGATTTACTGGTAGTCTACAAGGTACAGCAGCTACAGCTTCTTATTATGTAGAAACTGATCCAATCTTTACAGCAAAATCAGCCTCACTTGCAACTACAGGCTCTAATAATTTTAACGGTAATCAAACAATAATAGGTTCTTTATCACAAGGATTAGAGGGGAATATAGCATCAGGCCCCGGTTCACATGCTGAAGGAAGTGCAACCTCAGCGAGCCTCCCTC